TTGATAGAAACATTTATGAATATATTCAATTAGTAAGATATATTGATAAATCTTTATTCGAAGTACTTTCTGATTTAGCACCTGCTAGAGCTAAAATATCAAAAGGATTATTAATTGAACCACACTATTTAGAAAGAAGTAAAACTCGTTGGGACAAACCGATATCTGAAAGAAATGATTTTGATTCTTCTATAAATGTTGATAACACAAATAATATAGAACTTTCATATGAAGTTAAAAATGCAGATTTAGATATTCAAAATGTAACTGTTTTGGAAGGTACTAAAAATAACTTTGATAGTAATATTGATGCGGAAGATGTTATAAATTTAGAATCTGTAAAAGCATCATACGAATCTTCAATAAATTATTTTGATGTAGCTGTAATAGAATCAAATGCACCATTCTATGATTCATTTATACAAATACCAACTGGTTCTTCTTTAACTGGTGAAGCTGATGTGTTCACATCAGAAATGATTGGTATGGAAAAGGATTCTTTATCAAATTTAGGATTTGGTCTTTATGGTAAAAATGGCGTGGCTGTTATTAGAAATTGGGATGGTATATTTGGAAACCAAGAATCAACAGGAAGTAGAAAAAATGTATTTTTGGTAAAAGAAACAAAAGGTAAGAAAATAAGTACTCAAGTTTCAGGATGGCCTACAAAGGGTTCTCAACCTGGCGATAGAGTAAAATATTCATCTGTTTTAAATTATTTTGATTCATATAAAGTTTCTATATTATCTTCTGGTAGTATTGTTACGGGGAACGATGTAGTTGAAGTTACACCATTAAATGGTTATTTTAAAACACACTATAAATTTGTAAATAATTTATCAGAAGGTATGCAACGTTCTTACTGGAAAGGTTCTGTTCAAAATGCAGCAACTACACCCGATGGTTTAGACCCGGTAGAAGTATTTACAACTAATCCTAACATCCTTAGAGTGGCTAAGACTGGTAGAGGTAGTGGTGAACCAATACTTGAGGTAGATTAATAATTGAAAATAATAATTAGTTATATTTATTTTAGAAAAATAGCATTAAAAACAATATCAAATGGCATATTTAGATAATACCGAAATAACAGTAGATGCAATCCTAACCAAAAAAGGAAGACAAAAATTAGCATCTGGTCAATCATTAAACATTACAAAGTTCGCTTTGGGCGATGATGAGATTGATTATACACTTTATGAAGCAGCACACCCAAAGGGTTCAGCTTATTATGATTCAGCAATCAAAGCAATTCCTATTACGGAAGCTAGTCCTGATGAAACTCAAGTATTGAGATATAAGTTAGTAACACTTCCAAAAGGAACTACACAAATTCCAACTGTAAGATTGGGCGTACCTTCAATAGCTGTAAATCAAAATGAAGGCGCAGTTGCATTATTGCCAACCACATCTCCTTCTGGAAATACAAATCTTGGATACACTGTTGTATTAGCAGACCAAAGAGCTGGTACATTAACAGCAACAAGAGGAGCAACTGGTGGAAACTCTGTACCTGTATTCTTGGGTGAAGAAATCACAACAACTGCACAAGTTGCAAGTGGTTTAGAATTTAGATTCACACCAAATCCAAATTTGACAATTGATATAGCAACAACATTAACGGTTTATGGTAACGAAACTGGTGGTACTCAAACTATACCTGTGACCGTAACTTATAAACAACAATAAAATAGATATAGAAAATGGCATTAATACAAGACCCAGCGATAACCGCCCAGATTAGAGATTTAGCTAATACTGGAAGATTAGATACAAACCAAGTCGTATCTATCCTAAACTCTGTTCTACCTGCGGGCCAACAAATTGGCGCAGCTGGTAGTATAGTTTCAACTGGAGTTTATAAAAGATTTGGTGATTTTGATAAAGTAAATGCAAAAGTTGAAGTAGTAACAACTGGACTGTGGTCTGGTGATTCTGGTTCATTAACATCGTTCTTCTCAGAATCAATTCAAGCATCATCAACAAGTGGATATTATTATGTAAACGTTTCACAACTAAATCCAGTATTGAGTGATGTGGATGAAGTTCAGTTTGCAATTGCATATGGACATGTTAATGGTAGTGGTTCTATGAATCTTGCTGATAACGATAACGCTTTATTAGCAACAAAAGCAACATATGCACAATATAAATCAATGTTGTTAGACCCAACAGCAACTAAATTCCAATTTGAAAACTCTTCTGGTACTTTAACTGATGCTAACGGAATTTATATTATAAATGTGGCTAGAAATAGATTTAGAGAAAAAATGGATGCAGGAAACTGGTCATTAAAACTTTCTGGTTCTAATGGAGTATTTACATTTATTGATAATAGTGGTAAGAAATTTGGGGATGATTATGGTTTAAGTGGTAGAGTATTTAAAGTTGTTTCTGGTTCTTTAAATTTAGGAACTGAAAACGAAGCAACTATTGTGAATAGTACAGATGCATCATCTGGTCAAGGATATGGAGCATTTTATCCTGATAGAGGTATAATCGTATTAAATAGTAAAGCAATTGGTAATGTTGTGGGTAATATACCAACACATACAGTATTTACAAAAGATGGTTCATTTAATATGAGTGGTTCTTTAGAAGGTTCTCATTTACAAACATCTGAACAATTTAATCATTTAAGATTGTTCCAAGCAATTAAAGGTGGTGCGGATTTTGAAGCACGTAGAACTGAAAACATTTCTACTCAACATTTTTTTGTAAGAGCAACAAATAGAGAGTTTAACTACTCTAACAATCCAACTTTTATTGATACTGATGGATTCTTCTATGAACCAACATTTGAAACTGACCCTCAAACGTTTATTACAACTGTAGGTTTGTTAAATGATGCAAATGAATTGATTGCAGTAGCTAAAACTTCTCAACCAATTGTTAAATCATTTGATAAAGAAGTTTTAATTAAAGTTAAATTATCATTCTAATTAAAAACTTAGATAAAAGTGATAGACCCCCTTTTCAAAGGGGGTTTTTCATTTATGAAATATTTATATAAAATCAATTTTTTAAATGTTTAAAGAAATTCCTAAATCTGACATAATAACAAGACCATTAAAAGTACATAAAGAGTGGACTTTGGATGAAAACGATATATTTCCAATTTTTGGTGAATATGGTGGTGCTACATTGGTTGATATTGATACGGATGTTAAAAGTCAAGGAATAAATAAGAAAGTATTTTATGCATCTATTAAATCTCAATTTTATAGAAATGCAAGTACAGCTTCTTTATTAACTGAAGTTGGTAAAAGAAAATCATACGCATCAACAGATGAAAGAAATTTAGAAAATGAATTAGTAGTATTACCAATTCCACAAATTTATTATGGAGAGGGTATTAAAGTTGGTAGTGTTGTTTTGGAAGATGAATCTAAAAATAGAACATATACTGATGATGGTTATTCCAATTTAGTTGATGCAACTGGTAGTATTTGGGGAAATGTATTTTATGATAGAGGATTGGTAGTTGTTACTAGAGATGTAGTTAGTGGTTCTGGTGTTTTATCTCAGTTTAATTTAAACTTCCGCTCTACCAAAACAATATACGAAAACGAAATATTCATATCTGTATTAGAAAATGAATTTAATGTTTCACAAAACCCATCAGCAGTATATGAAGATGGTGGACAAACCATTACCCAAATAATAAACAGACCAGGTAATACAAAACCAAATGATTTAGTAACTTCATCTTTTTATGCTGGTGGAACTAGATATATTAGAAATTCAAATTATCCAATAGTATCAAAAATAGACGCAAATAAAAATGGTAGTTTTGATGATTACATATATAGTGGTTCAATAGACCCAACGGGTTCATATTTGGCACCATACATTACTACAATTGGATTATATGATAATGAATTAAATATGGTAGCAGTGGCTAAATTACCACAACCAATAAAATCTTTACCGGATTATCCTATAAATTTTATTGTTCGTTTTGATACATAAGGTTATATTTATATAAACAAACAAATACTAAAAATGGCAAGTATAATTGATATTTACAAAAAGGGGATACCAACAACTGGTAAAGCTAACCTTAAAGGTGGTGATAAAACCAAAATAGAAGCTGATGGTGGTTTAAATCTATCTAAAGATGATAAGAAACTTTCAAAAGCTAGAGGTGGCCAACTGAATGATAAAAAATATTCAGATTCTATCAAAACAAAATAAGTGAGCTGGAAATTTAAGGGAAATATTGTTACGGAAGAAAACACTCCAGAGGGTGCGATTGGTTTTGTCTATAAGATTGTGCATACACCAACTGGTAAATTTTATATTGGTAAAAAATCACTTACTTCAACTCGCCGTTTAAAACCCCTAAAGGGTAAGGTTCGTAAAAGAGTAGTAAAGAAAGCTTCTGATTGGGAGAAATACTATTCATCAAATGAATGGATTAAGAATGAGGTAAAAGAAGGTAGGGAAAGTGATTTTGAAAGAGAAATTATTCAATTCTGCTTTAGTAAAAAATCATTAACATATTGGGAAGTTTGGTGGCAGTTCAAATTAGATGTATTGGCTGACCCTCAATCTATTAATGAAAATTTAATGGGTAAATTTTTCCGAAAGGATATATATTAATAAACACACGTTATGAACATTCAAGAAATTTGTAAAAAGTATGGTATTTCAGATTCATACTTAAATTCAAAAGATGATGCACATTCTATTGCAGTTTCATCTTTATCAGACCTTAAAAATATGGTCTTAAATAATACACCAAGAGAGCAGATAGCTAATAAAATACAATTCTTAGCTGATTTTCTATCTGATATTAAAAATTCATCTTATTAATTTGGTTATATCAGATAATTTTCGTATATTTGTGATAATAATATCCAAAATATGCTATCTGGTAAGAACAAATTAAAAATAATCACCATATTAGACTCGGCATTGGGAGTGGGTTCATCTTTGAAAGGAAATGAACAGGCACACCATTGTCCATTTTGTAATCACCACAAAAAGAAGCTACAAATCAATTTGGATACTCAAAGATGGCATTGTTGGGTATGTGATTCTAAGGGTAGAAGTATTCAATCCCTTCTTCGCAAACTCAATGTTGATTTGAGGGATATAGCTGTTGTAAAAGATGTTTATGGTGATGAACCGGAATATGATACTAAAGAGGAATTTGTAGCTAAATTACAATTACCAAAAGAGTTCAAACAATTATACTTCAAACCAAAAGGTATTAATCCTTTGTATAATCAAGCATTACACTACTTAAATAAAAGAGGTATCACAAAAGCTGATATTGTTAAATACAACATTGGTTATTGTGAAGATGGACTTTATGGTGGTAGAGTTATCATTCCTTCTTATGATGAGAATGGTGACTTAAATTACTTTGTAGCTCGTTCATTCTATGAAGATGAGAAAATGAAGTATAAGAATCCACCAATTAGTAGAGATGTAATTGTATTTGAGAATATGATTAATTGGAACGAACCAATCACATTAGTTGAGGGAGTATTTGATTCCTTCTCAGTCAAAAGAAATGTAATTCCATTGTTGGGTAAATTCTTACTCAGTAAACTCAAAAATAAAATTATGGAAAAGGGTGTTAAGGATGTAACTATTATGTTAGATTCCGATGCCGTAGATGATTCCACAAAACATACTGAATGGTTTCAAAATAATGGAATCAAAGTAAAAAATATTATTCCAACCGATAAAGATGCTGGTGAAATGGGATTTCAAAAAGTAAACGAACTATTGAAGGGAGCTAAAGAAACTACGTGGGATGATTTAGTTCTTTCAAAACTAAATAATATATGAGTAAATTAAAAAGAATTTATCACATTGCGGATATACACATTCGTAACATCAAAAGACATAAAGAATTTAGAGAAGTTTTTTATGCTATGTTTGATGAAATTAAAAAAAGAGGAACTGAAGATTCTATTATCTATTTAGCTGGAGATATAGCTCATGCTAAATTAGAAATGAGTCCTGAATTGGTGAAAGAAATTAGTTGGTTATTAACTGAATGTTCTAATACTTGTACAACTATTATGATTGCTGGAAACCACGATTGTAATATGAATAATGCGGATAGATTGGATGTACTTACACCAATTGTGGATGCATTAAAGTTACCTAATTTACATTACCTAAGAGATACATCAGTTTTTTCATACAAACAATGTGAGTTCGCTGTATTTTCTATATTTGATAATCAAGCTAATTGGTCTAAAGCAGAAGATTTAAACGCAGAAGTTAAAATTGCACTATTCCACGGACCTGTTGATAACTCTACAACCGATGTAGGGTATGTGGTTAGTAGTAGACACTTTACAACTGATATATTTGATGGATACGATTTAGCTCTATTAGGAGATATCCACAAAAGACAAGAGATGATATCACCAAGCGGATGTAAGGTGGTATATGCCGGTTCTTTGGTACAACAAAACTTTGGCGAAACCTTAGATAAGCACGGATTCTTAGCTTGGGATTTGGATACAATGACTTATGAAGAAATTGATATCAAAAATGATTATGGATATTACACTTTGGATGTTGATGGTGGTATTGTGCCGGATGTAACTGATATGCCGTTGTACCCTCGTTTAAGAGTAAGGGTAACGAATACGGATACCGCAGATACTAAAAGAATGATGGCTGATATTACGGCAAAGTATGGTGTGGAAGATTTTACTATAATCCGTACCGATTCATTCCAAAAGAAAAAGACAGGTGATAGAGAAGCAAGGTTGGAAGTTGATACTGTGGCTGATATAAACCATCAAAACTCTTTAATAGGGGAGTATATTGAACGTATGATGCCATTTGTGACAAAAGAGGATTTGGAAGGTATAGAAAAAATCAATAGAGATATTAATAGTAGAATAACTGCGGACGATACCCAAAGAAATATAAGCTGGAAGCCGGTAAAGTTTGAATTCTCTAATATGTTCAGTTATGGTGAGAACAACGTAATCAATTTTGACAAAGTAAACGGACTGATGGGATTATTCGCACCAAACGCACAAGGTAAATCATCCCTATTTGATGCAATCTCATTTTGCTTGTTTGACAAATGTAGTAGAGCTTATAAGGCAGCTGCAATTATGAACAATCGTAAATCAGATTTCCATTGCCAATTGGACTTTACTATTGATGGGGTACAATACCATATCCGTAGAGAAGGTAGAACGATTAATAAGGGAAAGAATGTAAAGGTAGATGTGGACTTTTGGAAAGATGGTGATAGTGGAAAAGAATCCCTAAACGGAACGGAAAGAAGGGATACCAACCAAGTCATTGAAGGGTATGTTGGCCGGTATGAAGATTTCGTAATGACTGCACTTTCACTACAAGCTAACAATGCTCTATTCATTGATAAATCACAATCGGAAAGGAAGGACTTGATGGCTCAGTTTATGGGACTGGATATATTTGATAAGCTGTATGAAACGGCTACAAATGATATTAAGGATGTGAACGCTCTTATCAGAAATTTCAAAAGGACGGATTTTACGACTGAGTTAGCCCAAAAGGAAACCGACTTGAATG